CCTTTGTTCCAACGACTAGGTTCGGGTGCATCTAGTTCGTCTCCAACACACCAGAGTTCATCTGGTTTATAATCTTGGATAAATTCTAGTGTGGCATCTACGGTTTTATCGTGTTGATAGGGTATCTGAAGGTCACTGAGGACCACTACCCGTTTTGTTTTGTTTACCATTAGGTATACCTTCCCATTGTCCGCGTTGGACTAGTAACCCAATTATGGCATAGTTTGCTAAGTCAATCAGTGTATCTTCTACGCTTTCGTAGTTCGGCGTGTCGGTATCCCCAAGGTGGGATAGCCGTGCCAACTTGTCATACATACGTACACGTAGCCCATTCATAGCACCGCCTGGTGCTCCTGCTATATTCATTGGACCATAATCTTGGTGCTTTTTGTACAGAATTGTAAGTAATTCTATTGTAATTTCTTTAGCATCTTCAAGGTTTTTCATTTAAAATATCCTTAATCCCTTTGTCAAAGTTTTGCATAGTGTCTTTCACCATAAACTCTTCAAATACTAGGTCTGCTTTGTCATCTCTAACTGATGTTAGGATTGCAGCCAGTCCTATAAGTAGGTTCTTGGCTGCCTCTACATCATTATCTAGTGTCTCATATATGTCGCATAACGCACCCAAAATATTAAGGACACGCGTTTCTGATACAGGTATACCAACTGTATAGTCCATATGTTTAATGTGTTCCCAAATACTTTCATCCAATGGAAATGCATTCGTTGATTCGCTCATCTATCCAATTGCTCCCTCGTTTTACCATCATACTATTAACGTCTTCGCCTTCTGGCATACTGATTATATTGACGTTACCTAGTTCTCTACTTATCTTCTTGCCGAACTCTAGTCCTGCTGCATCTCCATCTGCTAATACAATTACTATTTCAAAGTCATCTAGTATTTTTGCATAGTGTGGCTTCCAATTGTTAGCCCCTGGAATACCAATAGTTGGATGTTGTGTCTTGACACCCATCATAATACAATCAAACTCACCTTCGGTTACGCAGATATATTTGTCTGCAACAAAGCAAGCCTTAGTATTAAACATTGTAGTTTTAGCACCAACTAATCCCATATACTTAGGGTCTTCATTGTGCATAGCACGGAATCGTATATCAACTACACCTGATGGTGTGATGTATGGAATTGCTAGTCTACCTTTATATGGTTCGTGACCTGGAAGAGGGTCTGCGACCACTCCCAGATGAAATATGTTTGCTTCTTCTACCGAGAGATGACGGCTTGACAGATACTCCTTTGCTAGTTCTATCGTTCCTGCGTATCTCTGTGTTGCCTGAAGCAAGAACTGACGTTGCGAATTTGACAGCCTCACGGTAATCGCCACCTTCCTTATACATAATTAGGGAAAAAGTATCACCTTTGACACCACATCCGTGGCATACAAAAGCGTTCTTATCAAAGTTAACTGCTGCACTTGCGTGTGTATCTATGTGAAATGGACACTTCATTTTGCGCCAGCCGCTGCCCATAGAAGGCACGGCTGCGCCTATGTAATGAAGATATTCTTCAATGCTTGGTTTCTCCAAGTGCTCTCCTTAGTAAGTCTATCCATACGTGAGCAGGCATAGTGCAGTACCAATCGCCAGGACTTCCCCTACCCTTGCGCTTGTGCCACACTACACCTGTCCACGCTTTGTCGTTAGCCATCTCGGTTAACAACTCTTCTGTCCACTCTGACAACTTCATTGTCGCGTGGTTTTTGATTTCAATTGTAACTCCAGGTATACCTGAGATGTCACCTTTATCTAGGGTAGCACCAGCCAATCGCCTATCAACATAAGGGAAATAATGCTTGAGGTACTTGACTACATCTCGCTCTGCTCCTGAGCCTTTGGCTTTGGCTGCACTACTCATTCTTGTGGTGCGTCTCTAACTTCTGTTAGTTCCCAACGTCCTGTCTCTGCTTTCTTTGCACGTTCTTCTGCTATCTCTAGCGAAGAAGCACGGATAACTTTTACTTTATATTGTGAGTATGTAACTCTATACTTTGGCATCATACACTCATTTCTGGTTGTCTATAGTCTCGTACTACATCTTCTAAATACATTGACCCAGGTTCAAATGATAATGAAATATATGTAGAACCTGTGTGATCTGCTTTACCATAGCGATTTTTAACAGCGGCTACACACAAGTATGCATCTTGCCCCTGCATCATCTGACCTACAGTTAACACCATCGCTGGAATTTGCGCGACTTTGCCTTGCAACGCTGAACGTGGCTGACACGGATAACCTGGCGCACTTTCCTGCGTATGGTGTAACACTAATACTGCTGCATTGGTATCACGCGCAAGATACTTTAACTCTTTCATAACTTGACGCATACCAGCAAACTCTTCGTGTCCATCAATTGCAATATCCATAAGGTTATCTACAACTATAAGAGTTGGGCTTCTACCCCACATAGTTTCAAATGCAGATACTTCTTCATCTAAATCTTTGAGGGTAGGGCTAGGCTCAAACGACCAGTAAAGATTACTAAACTCCCGAAGAAGTCCTTCTGCTTTGTATGGGTCTGTCTTGAGCATATACTCGGCGTGAGCCTGAGTTATTTTGGCTTTCATAGCAAGCAAACGCATTGCCATTGTATGTGCATTAGTATCAGCAGAAAAATATAATGTTGGTTGTTTTAGTCTTGCTGCGATATGTAATGCAATAGATGACTTACCTGCGCCTGGAGTACCTGCTATGACGGTGACTTCTGCTCTACGCAAAATGATTCCTTCACGTTGGAAAGCCTGAAAAGGTGGGGGTAATGGTTCTCCCCCCACCTCTGGCTTACCGATACTACGGCGTAATGTTTTCATTTAGTTCTTTGTTTGATCTGCTTGGAATACATTCCATTCAGGTTGGTTCTGCTTGATATACTGAGTTGTGCACTTGGTTGGGTCGCCTTGCTGTGCTGGACAGAAGTGACCTTTGTATGGACCAAACTTACCTGTTAGTCCGTGGATACGTGTCATTGTTCCGTGAGGACACATACGTTGTCCTGTTCCACCACCCATTGGTGCTGTTGTTTCGTTTACTACTGTACCGCCTAGTGCATTGGCTGTATATGCAACTACTGGTGCTGGTGGTACTGCTGCATTACCTGCTCCACGTACGTTGAGTTCAATCTCTTTAACTGCATCTGCAATTGTAAAGATACCCTGTGCAACTAAGTTGCCCAAGTCTTCTGGTGTTTCTGCTCGTAGTGTAACTAACGTACCTGCTACTGTCTTAGCAGTAATGCTGATAGGTGCTTCTGTTGATGACATACTACTCCTTGATTGATGTGACTAGATTTTTTTTAGTGTCTCTGAAGGCTCTTACCTTCATCGCTAATTGTATACCCTTCCAACCTTCTTTGATATCAACGAAATGTAACTCGCATTTACCTGAGCCTGCTGGTAGGTGGACGATGATTCCTTTATTTTGATTGACATCACCCCAACTGCCACGGGTTGCCGTAGCAGGGTCATACGGCAAGCCGTGTGCGTAAACTGCTAACTGCATTGCTATCTTATTAGGATAAGAAATGCTACCAGTTTTTAAGTCAGAGATAAACAGTTCACCTTTGTATCTAACTATGCGGTCAGGTGTACCTGCTATCTTGTACTTATCTAATACGCAGAACTGTTCAATGTTTACATTCTCAAAATCTTTAGTTGCATCAGCATACGCTTGTATGTCTGCAACATAATCCTCTGGTATAACACCTAAGTCCTGACCTCTATCGTGTTTTTCTGTCAGTGTGTGTATGGCTGTGCCAATTGTAGCCTGCTTAGTAGCACCTGCTGCTTCCATTGCATCTTCAACTAACTTGTCCATCTCCAACTTGTTATCTCGTTGTGCTGATGCGGCTAACAACAGGTCAGGTCGCAATGTTAAACCTGCTGCTGCCATACGTAACTTCCACGCTACTAGTGCAGTGCCATCATCTAATGACCCTGCAACTGTAGTAGTGCGTGTGTATGGTACTGGCTTACCACCTTTAGGTGGCACGACCATTGGTCTGCCGTATCTATCTCTAGGTATTTCTACTTCCGACATACTTCTCCTTTGATTAGATACCAGCGGGGGTAGGACAAGGAGAGAGCCAAAACCTACCGCCCACTGGTTGTCCCATCATAGCATAGTTGACGGACTATGCGTTGACGTTATGTCCGCAATGCGGACAAAACTTTTCTGGTTTTTTACGTGGTTCTATCTTAACTTCATCTTTAAAGTTTTGATGAACATATACTTTACATCCATTACGTTTTGTGTATGTACGTACTATAGCACTAGATAAATGCAAGACTGACAGCACACCACTTGCAGTGCCGTGATGCCAGCCTGTTGCTGTTGCTAGTTCTTTCCACGTATAACCTTTGATACCAACACTTTTTAATAAACGTAATGCTAACTGTTGGTTAGTTAACTCTTTACCAGAGTTAACATTATCTAATGCTCGCTGTTCAGATGTCTCACTACCTGACCAGCCAGCAGTACCATTATATGGCACGTATGCTTGGCTCATAGTTAACCTTTCTTGCTAGACTAGTATATATCTCTTCTTGTTTTTCTTTTGGAATACTAGCCCAAAGGTAACCCAACAAATAATGTGGTGCTGTTTTACCTTCTGCTTTAGTACATACTATTAGTACGTCTGTTAACTCAAGACCCATTACTCTTCCTCTACGTCAGTTACTTCAATGTTATCTATATCTATACTGCCGTCAGAACCAATGCTTACATTGATGTCGTCTGCAATACAGTTTTCTGCATCATCTTCGTCTTCGGCTGTGTATCCTGTAATGTAAGCAGTAATTGTAACAGTTGCTTTATACTCTGCTCTGATGAGGTCACATTGGATTGACTTAAGTAACTCGTTGACATCACTACGAGTAATTGTTGCTTCTCCATCTGACCATTCAAGTTCACCGAAGAAGTCACGTACTTTATATTTAACGTCACTTAGTTGTCCTGCTCTCTCAATGAAACGCTTTACGTCTAATTCAGTATAGTTTATTACACTGTTATCTGTTGTGATTTCTATTGTATTCATTTCTCTCCTTAGTTAGAAAGCACTAGGTCTAGTGCTTTATCTTTGATACGGTCACTACGTCCACTGATGGTGGCGACTGCACGGCGGTCAGCGCCACCAGCACCATAATGGTCTGCGTGTTCAATGACTGCTTGCCAGGCACCAAAGGCTGTGCCTCTGATGTTTTCTTGTGTAGGTGATTCACTGTAAATAGACCACGCTGAGTCACGTCCATTGAGTGCAATGGTACGTTGACGGCGTTGCCCTTGTGATAGCAAATGCTCAGGAGCATTCTCAATTTCTGATGGCAATGACCATACAGACTTGAAGATGTTCATAACTGTACGATCATCCATTCTACGCTGCAACATATTGTTTGCAATAGTTTCATACTGTTGAATAGAATTATAAGTTAGTTGAGTGATGTTCCGAATGTCATTGACTGACAACTCAGAGTTTGTGGTGTGCTTCATAACATAGGTGTAGGCGTTCTTATCTTTACCTTTGATGATGCGGTTGATTTGATTAGCGCAAAATAAACGCTCAATGATTGGGCGGATACGTACTGCACACGAACCATCGTGTGATGATTGGACTAGTAAGAACGCAGCGTGTGGGTCATTGGCTACCTGTATACCTGTTGGTAATTCCATTACCATCCAGATGTTTGCACCATTGTTGTACTCACCTGCTGCTGTATAGCGTGCATCACCTGAGTCAACCAATGTATCTAGTGCTGAGAATACTTCCATATTCTGTACGATTTTATATTTGTCACCAACTACACCAATAACTGACTCGCTATCTTCAGTACGCTTGATAACTGCTTGGCGTTTAGGTACATTTAATCTATCTGTTATAGATTCAAATGGAGATACAATTGTCTTACGTTCAACAAACATATCTGATAGTTCAACAGTCCAGTCAAGACCAGCCTGTCGTGCTGCTTCCGATGCTGAACCTGCATTAACTGCAGTGCCTGCTTGTACCCAAGCCTGCTTGTTCATTCTTTTTACTACTTTGTTATTATATTCTTCACTAACTTGTAGCATTGCTCTCTCTTTCTTGTTCATCTAACCAAGTTGTATGCCACTTGAACTCAAGACCATACAACTTACAGGCATCTGCAACCATTGCAATTGCCTCATCATCTGTCTTACAGTTGGCTGTAACTGTACATTCTACAGCATAGTAAGATTTAGTACCATCCATTTTTCCTCCAATGTGCCCAAGCAACTGATGGTAGATCGTATCTGTGAACGATATACTCCAGCCCCTTCGCAACTTGCAGGGGGGCTGGGGTATCAGGGCTAGTGTTTAGTACTTGTGCTACACCATACGCACTAGAGATAGGGTTGTCTGCTTTGTAGTCCCATCCAGATTCTTTACCCCATAATTTATTTAGTGCTGACCACTCGTTGCGACCCCACTTAGGATAAGTTTCTTTTATGTATGCTTTTGTATAGGCTTTAAGTGTAAACTTATTCCATATGTGTACAACTAACTTCACTTCTTTGTCTGGTTCTAGTACTGGTTGATTACTTAGTGCGTGTGCCTTAATAGGGATACCAATCAGGGAAGCAACTGATAGCATAAGGCTAGTACTTATAGATAAATAACGTGCTACTTGCTGTCGCATATTTCTCCTTAGTCTTCGTACATTTCATCGTGCATACGGTCAGGGTCTGGTTCACCGCATTCACAAGTGTGAATAAAATTACCGCACTCATCACACTCATCCTTTAATGCAGCGTCATCACCTTCAAGATATTGTGGTTCACTCATTAGTAATTACCCTTTCATCTTTTACAACTCTACCTCTACGTATAGTTATGCCACGGTTAACTAGGTATGCATCATACAATTCTTGGTACTCTTCATTGTATTTGTTAGCAAGAAATCTTTTTGCATAACTTGCTGCTTGACCACGTATTTTTAGGGTTTCATTAGTCACGGTCAATACCTGCGTCTTCTGGGTCGCCAGCCTCTGGTATACCAAAGATACCTGCTACTACCTTATGGTGTAGTTCTTTACGCATATCACCAAACATACTTGATGGCATACCTGCTGCCATTACACGGCGAAGCAACATTCCTAAAGAGTAATGTTGTTGAGCATTACTTAATGTAAGGGCTGCACTTGCTGAGTCACCGCGTTCATATAAAAATGTTGCAAGTAAACAGGCTGGTGCATTGATGAACGCAGTATCTGTTGGAGCCTTGTCAAGTAGATAGTTAAGTGCATCTAATGTTTTACTAGTATCATACTTGTCTAAAATACCCATAGCAAAGTCACGTACTTGAATGTCTGTTAGATAATACAAGACGTTGACTACTACTTCATCACTCTGCTCTGTTGCAGATGATGCAAAGTATTCTTCAACTAATCTTGCACCTACACGTTGGATTGCTTTGTCTTTATTGTTTCCTAGTACACCTAGTTCTACTAGGTGGTCATTGATTGTCATTGTTAGTGTCATTGTTCTCTCCTTAGAATGGACGTGGACTGTGGTAGTTACGGCATTGATCTACTTGCCGTTTGTTCTGTGCCCTCAAACTTCTGTTCTGTCTGATGAGGTCACGGTTAGCCATTGCTGTTAGTAGTATCAGTGTGATTGATACTATAAGAGCAATAGTTACTGCTGTTATATCTAGTACTGAAAAGTACATTTCTCTC